CATAACTAGGCCACCGGTGAGCCCAGCCCTGATGCACTTTGTAACCGTTAGGTTGCGGAAGTACACTAGAGCCAGACTCAGACACCGCTGCTTTAACAGCAGCAACAAAAGCGGCATCCTTGTAAGGACGCCTGAGCGCCATATCCTTCGGGGAATTTGAACTCCCAAAAGAATATGAAAACGACGCCCATCCATTATCAATGGAACTTTTGTCTACTGGGGATATTGGGAGCTCCAATCGATGGAGACTCTTCAATAGGACGCCTTGCCCACCAAGCTTCTTCCTCTTAAAACGAGGAACGATATCTTGGTAGAGCCATGCGTCCCAGGAACGGTCACTGCGAGAGGGTTGTGCTTCATCCCAATCACAGATAAGACCTCCATCACCAAAGCCGTCCGGGATTCTAAATTCCCTAAACGGCTCTGGAATGGTCTCCACTATAAGGTCATAAACCCCCTTATAGCGAGAATCCAAACCCCAACACGGAAGCCGAGAGTATCGGCGTAACGTGTTCGCAATCCAATAGAGACGGTGAACTGAATCTATAGAATCGCGAATGTAGAAAGGTGTCACGTCAGTACCTGCGAAATAGTGCTTACCGCACGATTCGCGGAAAAGTCCCGAGGAGAAAGTCTTCTTAGAATTCATCTCGAATCCGAAGAAGGCTAGCACTTCTCTAAGGGGCTCTACCAGTTCTGAGGCGATAATAATATCATCGCCAAAGACGGTACACTGACGGTCCAAGTCTCGCATGTCGAACAGTTCCAGGAGAGCTAAACAGAGACCATAAAAAACCAAGGTCTCAAGCTCAAATGTATTACCGTTCCCCATGCTAGACACCTTACGGAGCAAATGGATCGCTCCATCAGGAAGAACGACATGGGTTGAACGCACTTGCTCAATTGCGTCCATCCAGTCGGTGGGTAACAACCTCCTTGTAGCCTCCAAGTGGAGACTATCGGAAGCGTTGCTAAGGTCAACAGTTGCAAGTCGACCGTTTGCGCTACCTATCCTGGCAAACTCAGCGTTAATCTGCTGAGCGTCAGGTGTCAGTAAGCCCCACCGCCTCAATCGACGACGGATCATCGCACCTATCCCTTTCTGAAAATACATATTCAGATCGGGTTCGATGCAGATGGCCCTGTCGATCTTGGCGTTCTTTGGTACGGTGACAAGCCGGGATCCAGCCACCACGTCGGCAGAAAACCGCCAACCTGGATGCGCACTAGCAAGCGCGCTGGCCACAATCTCGGCATTGTACGACAAGTGGGGTCTTATAGCCCCGAACTTGAAAGATGCATCGCCACGCCTTCTTGAGAGCGAGGTAGATGCTCCAGGACCAAACGCGAACAGTGAATGAGCCTCCGACCAATCAAAGTCGCCGAGTATCCGAGCAATTTTTCTACGTGCGGTCATTTCGACTGCACGCATGGTGATCCGCTTATTACGGAAAACCAAGCTTGGATTATCAGCAAAATGAAGGTCAGAGAGTCGATTCTCTGTATCCAAGAACTTTCGCAGGGCTGCATCCGACCGATCGATCCCCAAGTCCCAATGAGGGTACTTGGACATCATCTCGGCACAGAGGTAATCCCGCGAAAACGTATCTGCACTCGTGTAATCCATTGGATTTACGGAAGCAGATACAATCTTGAGATAATCTCCACTCAACAGAGCGGAAACCATCTCTTGACCCTTGGACGTATTTGCCGCGGTATAGATACCCGCGGCAATTTGGTCTGCCTGGCAAGCAGATTGTCGGTACAGGTCCTTCATAGAACCTGCAACTTTTCTCTTCGATTTCATGGGTAGAAAACTCCATAGATTGAGAGGAATTAAGCAGAAGTACTGCCATCAGATGGAGAATCATTTCTCTCTCGATGAAAGTACCGGTAGAGGTCGAGCACCGCCATAATGAAACTGCCGATCACGGAGACAAAACTCCCGTGATCTTTAGTAGACATTATTGAGGCTCTCGATCTGATCGACGGACAAACTGTCGTTCAGAATACCTACCGTAAGTTTCCGAAGATCCTTACGATTCTGCAAAGTCGCATCCGCCGGAATAACGAATTCAACGTTAGCCCGGAGGGTGTACAGAGTGACAGTACGACTGACGCCATTAATGGTCTCAGTCGTCTGCACAGGAATCGCGACTTTCGTCGTATGCCTGTACAGCTTGTCCTTCTGTCCTGCCAGGGGAGCACGCAAAGCCTGAATCAGCGACCAAAAACCACTGGCCGCCGACGAAGACTTCTCGAGCCAAGAGGCAGAATCCCCATCGACACGCACCGGAACAAAGGTGTGGTTAACGGGAGTGGCTGCTGCATCGGGTACAACAATCGTGGTAATTTGTCCCACGTGACATGTCTCCTTGTGATAACCCATTACTGGGTTTGACCGGGATGGTCATTTCAACGATAGGACGTTACCCGCGTACCTTCTTAACAAAGGCACTAGCGAGGAGCGCAATACCGTTGGCGACATGGTCACCAGATGCATTGGTCTTTGAATTGGCCAAATGCGGTATGGCGACCGGGGCACTAGCGTACGGCTCACGGGACATTTTCATCAGATACCCCTGACCCTCAGCAACCAGAGAACCGGTTACTGGGAAGCCAGAACTATCCGGGATCATGTTTACCCCGATAGGCTTAGTACGAAGTGTCTGTTTACGGCTGACTGACCCGCCCTTGAACACAAATCCAAGGGTGGCGTCCAGCTGGGAAAAATAATCCCCAACTGGAAAGAACCAGTCAACCACGAAGGAGAAAGGCAGAAGTTCCCAAGCCAAGCCCAGTGGGTTCGTTAATCCCAACTGAGCTGCAGTCTGCAAAACAGGGTTGCCAGGCTCGAAATCTAACCGAACATGGCATTCATGCTTTACACGATTGCTCTTAATGATCTGAGCATAAACCCCAGGAACGAAATGTGTCGGCCGAGTCTCGAAGTATTCAGCTTCGGAACTAGAGGCTTTCACAGTGACGATCGGACGGGATTCTGTTTCATGATCAGAAAGAAGGGTTACGGCGCCATGGACGTCACTAAGAAGTGGCTTCCAGCCATACTGCGCTTCAAGCCATAGATCAAACGGGGATCCCTTTCGGAACCTCCGCCTGGTTAGGCCTAAAGCCTTGGCAACGCCGTAAGGATCTGCTCTACGACACGCTAACACGATATCATGAATTCGTTTACACGAATCCACGACCAACCGTGCTGTCTGTGCACGCTCACCGAAATTCTGAGATAGATTAATTTTCTCATTCTTAAGGTTAAGACGACACTTAAGCACGCAGCGGTCCTCAAGATATCGAGGCCATTCTGGAATTAGCGTCAAGTAGCCACCACTGCAATCTGCCGCACCAGTACGTGTAATACGACTGTCTCCATACGGGGCATGTTGAATAAAAGAACCATTCAACTGACACGTATAGATATTGCCGCTGTACACGTAGCGAGAATACGGGGTCGGTGGTCTCCAACGTTCGTAGGGAGTCTTTGCTTTCGCAAAGACAGTATCCCCGCGTTCGTCGAAGTACTGCCCCGCATCGCTGTAACTCGATCCGTCATACTCTCGTAGGACGGACAAGTTCCATGGGCGGTAGTAACCATCTTGCATTGGTAGATCTCCTAGTTAATGATCCAATCATAAAAGGTTGGATCACCAACCTGCTCAACGCGAGCAGCGCTCCTGTTATTTAACAAGAGAGAGTTTAGGCCTCACTTACTCGGTTAGCACCCGCTCGATGGCTCATCCACTCACGTGGAGTCCCATTTATACGATGCTACCTTACAGTAAGCGTTGTGCCAGGGCTCACGCCCAAAAAGAG